GAAGAACCACCAATGACTGAAGAAGAAATAATTTCAGCTGTAGAAGATTTAGTTAGTGATGGAAACTTAACTACATCAGAAAGCGAAGCAATACTAGACGCTTTGTCTGCTGACGGTGAAATAAGTTCAGAAGAAGTTTCAGACTTATCAGATGCATTATCTTCTGATGGTGATTTTACAGAGGCGGAGAAAGATTTAGTAGCGGAAGCACTAATAGAATCATTTGATGGAGAAGCTGTCTCTGCAGAAGCAATTAAAGAATCTGGACTTGAGTTTAGCGATTTACCACCATCAACACCTGTAGAAGTTAGAAGAGACGAAAATGGAAATGAGGTTGTTATAGTTGCAGCAGTTGCTTCAGCTTTAGAAAATCTAGCAAGTCCAGCTGCTCTTATAAGTGGGATTGGCAATTGCATAAATCCAGTTGATGAAAATGATCCAAACTATGATCCAGATGCACCAAAATGTGAAATATTTACAGCATTATCAAATATTGGTGCAGACATGAGCACAGAAGAAAGAGAAGAAGCTACCGACATGATGGTGGCAACAGTTGTGGCAGCGGGTGCAGCAATAAATGCTGTCGCTGCAGCAGGAACAACCACTGGAGGATCCACTAGCGGTGGGTCAGGTGGAGGAGGAGCCTCTGGCGAATCCAAGGGGGTAAGGAGAAGAAGACGATGATGAAGATAATAAAGGACATGATTGACCAACTTTGGACACTCCTTGGCATGTTTATCGCCTGGGTTGTCCTTGATGGCAGTGCAAAAACTGTGGTGGGTTATGCAATAGTGGGAACAATAATAGCTTGGATAATCACATATCCAATACGCAATAGAGAGGAGGACTAATATGGCAAAGAAAAAAGAAATTGATCTTACAGCAATCGATCCAGTTACTGGAGAAGAAGTTATAGGATCATCAGCCGTAACTAATATTTGGAACATCCTTATGAGAATTGTCGCAGTTTTTGCGGCATCAGGACTTTCAGTAATTGGTGCAGGATCTTTAGTAGGAATTGACACAATGAAGGCGGTCATTCTTGCTGGTACACTTGGTGTTGCTACTGTAGTTGAAAAACTTGCAAGAGCATTCCTAGATGACGGTAAATTATCTGCAACAGAAATCAATTCTGCATTTGCAAAAATTGATAAAAACGCAGAATAGTAGTAGACAGAAAAAATATAGGGGTGTATAGTAATATATACCCAGCGGTGTTAGCTTAGTTGGTTAAAGCCCCCGACTCATAATCGGGTAATCGTAGGTTCAAGTCCTACACACCGCACCAGCCCCACAGGCCTTTAGGATGGCTAGTTACACATCTACCCCCTGCCAAGTGCAGGAATTTCTGTGGGGCCCCTTTTATATTGTGTATTAGGGCAATAAATGATATACTTAATTAACGGAGGATCAATGGACGGCGTCAATTTTCAAATGGGTGGTTATCAGGATGAAGACGGCACCATAAACCTAAGTTTAAAATCTGGAGAAGATTTTGAGCTAGATGTTTCATACAGAGATCCACTGCTAGCACAATTTGTTGTAATGAATTTACCATTTATACTTGCAGATATGATGGAGCAAGCAATGGAAGAATCATTTCAATATAATATGGATGAAGAATTAAGAAAAATTTTAGAGGAGGGTAAGTAATGCCAAAGAGAAAAGCAACCGCATTTAATCCAATGCAGATTAAAAATGGTAGAATTGTTCGTTTAAGAAAAGATGGAACAATTAAAGCAGACTTTGGACCGTACACTCCTAAAAAGAAAGTGGGTAAAAAATAATGCCATATAACATTGGTGGAAGAGGAACAAATGGTTGTTCTGGGTATCCAGTAGTAAAAGATGATGGAAAAGTTATGGGATGTCACAAGACAAGAGAAGAGGCACTAGCTCAACAAAGGGCTTTGTATGCGTCTGAAACAAATAAGTCTATGGATACAGATCCTGGTATTCTTGGAGAAGAAAGAGAAGCTGTGTTAGATCCAGCAGAGTCTCCTATAAGTTGGGGTGGAGTATTTAAACCAGTAGTCACAAAAGCTGCCAAGCCTAACTATGGTGGAGTTATTAAGCCACGCAAAGGGGAGCCAGCAGACAAAGAGTTGTATGCAAGAGTTATCGCTGAGGCTAAGCGTAAATTTGATGTTTACCCATCTGCTTATGCAAATGCTTGGGTGGTTCAAGAGTATAAAAGACGTGGTGGAAAGTATAAATCTGGCAAATAGCCAAAAAAGTATTGACTTAGACCCACATTACTTGATATATTAGTTGTGTGGGTTTTTTGTGGGGATTAGCTCAGCAGGCAGAGCGAGAAGCTGTTAACTTCTATGTCCCTGGTTCGAATCCAGGATTCCCAGCGGTCATATCCAAAAGGATATTTCCAAACTCTATATATAGAAAAGGAAAAATAAAAAAATATGAATAACACAATCAAAAGGATCTCTACTGTAGTAGTCTCGGCTATTGCAGCAACATTCTTGGTTGCAGTTCCACAGGCTCAAGCAGCAGTAAGTAACGGATACGTACTATCCGACTCTTTATCTGCAGGTGCTCGTGGAGTAACAGTACTAGCAGACACTACTAAGGCAGAAGCTGGAGTTAATGCAGTAGTTGTATTAACAACAAGCGACACCTTGGCTTCTACAGCAGATGACAATGTTTCATTGGAAATCTCTGGACCTGCTACATTTACTGATTACACAGCAGCAGGCTCAAACCCTACAGGGGTTACGCTTACCAACCTAGGTAAACTATTTACATTTACGGCTACAACCTCATCAGCGGTCACATTGCCAACAAATGTTAAATTAACTGTTAATGGTGAAGGAACTGTAACAGTCACTCAAAAGAAGAAGGTAGGATCTACCACTTCTACGATTGACATCAAGACAATTTATACCTCAACTGTTGCAAAGACAAATGTTTTGTCAGTAGCAAACAGTTTTGGACGTGTTCAAGATACTTCAACACAAGGCACACTAGCTTCTAGCGTAGATGTTGCTGGATCAACAACTGTTGTTAATGGTGGAACAGGCTACGTGAACGTTCTTGCAAAAGATGCTTACGATGCAACACTTTCAACAAATGGTGTGATTCAAGCAATCGCTACTGGTGGAGCGGTAGTTGCATGGGATGGAACACCTACTACACAGGTTAATGCAGCAGCAAAAACTGGTGTTGGTGGAGTTCTATATGTAACTCAAGGTACAGCAAATGCTGGAAAGCCAGTATCTACAACAATCACAATTACATTTAACGGTGTAACTTTAACCACAAAGTCAATTACATTTACTGGTCAGGCTGCGTCTATCGTAGTTTCTGGTGAAGATATTGCACAGGCTGGCGGAGCACGTACAGGAACATTTGACTTCGTAGTCAAGGATTCTGCTGGCAACCAACTTGCTGGAATTACTCCAACTGCCGATACAACAAAGTATGACGCACAAGTAACTGCTGTTTCTATCGCTGGAGCATCATCTGCTACAGCAGTACAAACTGGTGGTTGGACATGTGCTGCTACTTCAGGATCTACAAAGGTCCGAATCAAGCACGTTCTTGCAGATCTAACAACCATTTACTCTAATGAGTTTGATGCACGTTGTGGTCAAGGTGTAAACAAGTACACAGCAACTATGGATAAAGCTTCATACCTTCCAGGAGAAATTGCAACATTAACTGTATCCGCAACTGATATTTCAGGTGCAAAAGTACATGATGCTGCAACTCTAGGAACTGGAGTGGCAATTTCCGCTGGTGGACTAACACTAATCGGAACTGCAGCCTCATCAGATACATTTACAAACGGATCAAAGACTTACAAGTTTACCGTTGGTAATAATACTGGTTCATACAATGCGGTAGTTGACCTACCAGCATATGTTGCAACAGATTCTGCTAAGGTAGTATCATATAAGGTTGCACCAAGCTCAGCAGAGGTTTCAAATGCTGAGATACTAAAGGCAATCGTAGCTTTAATTGCACAAATCAATAAGCAAATTGCAGCACTACAGAAGTTAATTCTAAAGAAGTAACTACTGACACCTGGGGCATGTGTATAAAATGCCCCACCTAGATCTCATAGTTCATTTGGTTAGAACACTACTAAAGTAGAAGATACCAGTTCAAGTCTGGTTGGGATCGCTGGGGCGGGCCAAAATTCCACCACCACACCTTTTTGGTCTGCCCCTCCTATTGACATAGGCCAATTTAATAGTATAAAATTAATATATAACTACTAGAGAATGGATAGAGATGCAAACATTTCTAACATCAACAAATTCATATGAGTGTGCTCAGTCCCTCGACTCAAAAAGACTAAATAAACAAATATTAGAGTGCTATCAAATACTAAATATACTTTCTAATAACTCACCCTCTGGGGCATGGAGAAACCATCCAGCTGTTTTAATGTGGAAAGGGTATGAGCATGGATTGTGGAAATATGTACAGTCGATGGTATCTGAGGCAAAGTCTCGTGGTATTAAAACAGACAAGAACGAAGAAAACTTAAGCAGTCTTTATAATAGATTTAGTAATGATTGGGGTAAGCATCCTCAGCAGTGGTGGATGAATCAAGATACCGTTATGCGTATTATAACAACACATAAGGCAAATCTATTTAAAAAAGACCCTATGTATTATTTAAAATATCAACACGCATTGTCTAGTCCATATAATACACCATGTTGTGATAAGTGCCAGTATTTTTGGGTAACACATTATGAAAGACAAAATGCAGGAAATTAAATTAACAACTGGTCAGGCAGAACAACTTCAAGAATTTATTACGGATCATAGGAATGCCTGCTACACTTATTTATATGATGAAGAAGATGTTAAAGAAGGCTGGGAGTCATATGATGCATATGATGGCTGCGACACTTGCGATACAAGAGAGCACCTAATGGCGACATTTGATTGGCTAAGAAAAAACAATATAATAGATATACATGTTGAGTAAATATGTATGTCTCTGTAGCTCAGTCGGATAGAGCAACTGCCTTCTAAGCAGTAGGTCGCAGGTTCGATTCCTGCCAGGGACGCTTGGCCTCTGTAGCTCAGTGGCAGAGCAACCGCCTTGTAAGCGGTAGGTCGGGGGTTCAAATCCCTCCAGGGGCTCTCAAAAAGGAGATGTATGGAAGAGTACGATAAAGAAGCCGAGGATGCTTTATTTGCCTATCTCATGGATGTTGGGGCAATACAAATTGATGGCGTCTCCAAGGACGGTGAGTTTTTATATAAGATTGATCCAGAAAAAATGAAAGAGTACTGCCCAGAACTATTAGAAGTCTTCCATGAGGACCTAGAAGAATCACTAATGGATCTATTTGATAAGGGGCTAGTAGATGTACAGTATAACGAAGACCTAGAGGCTATTTTTAGCGTAAGTAAAGATGGGATAGAAGAGATTGAAAAATATGGTTTTTATCATATGGACGACCCCGAAAATTAATGGTATAATTATATGATAGAGTGTATGTCTTGTGGATCCAAGAAATGGCTCATTAATTTTTCAAAAATGAAAAATGGTGATATTATTTACCTGTGTCCATTACATGTACCACTTACAGTTTTAGAAAGCGATGGTATATTATGGCTGAAGGATACAAACCAACAGACGGCATGAAGTCTGCTGCACGTCGTGCATTGCAATGGAAAAAAGAAGGAAAGCGTGGTGGAACCAGAATTGGTTTAACACGTGCAAATCAAATAGTTAATAATGAATCACTAAGCGAAAGTACTGTAATGCGTATGTATTCTTTTTTTAGTAGACATGAAGTAGACAAACAAGCCACTGGATTTAGTTCTGGTGAAGAAGGTTTCCCTAGCCCAGGCCGTGTTGCTTGGGATCTATGGGGAGGAGACGCAGGTTATTCTTGGTCTCGTCAAAAAGCACAATCAATCAAGAATAAAAGAGAAATGAGAAAAATGAGTTCAATTTGGGACGGAGCCTTTTTAGGTGAGCTAGGCAGAGAAAATGTTGCCGAAGTTGCCGAGTTAGAAGAAGTAGATGCTCCTTTAGAACCAGACACAGAACCAGCAGTTGGAAATAATACTCCAGTAGTAGAGGAAGTAATTCCAGCTCAAACACCGCAGGCTCCATCAGTAGTAGAAGTTACTGAAGTAAAACAAACTACAGAAGCACCTGTACAAACAGAAGCACCAGTAGTAGAAGTACCAGTTGCTACGCAGGAACCTGAAAATGTTGCTCCAACAACAGAGGAGCCAAAAGCTGAGGTACAAGATGCTGCACCAGTTACGGACGCAGTACAAACAACAGCAGACACAGTATCAGAAGCTTCAACAACGGAACAACCTACGGAGTAGGTAATGAAGTTATGGGTTACTGGATCCCAAGACTGGGATGATTCATTGACCATTGCTAGGGTCGTTACATTAATGATTCAAGAGATGGACAAAGACGATAGAAATATAACCTTTATGCATTTGGATAGGCCAGGCGCAGAACAAATAGTTGGTTCTTATGTTTCAAAAACTAAGAATTTTTTAACTGGAAAAGGTTTTAAAGTATCAGAATTCATCCCTTCAAAGTCTATAGATTTTGATCAAAGACTTGAGAAGGTTTTGGACCAGTCCCCAGATTTCATGATTTTGTTTAATCGTGGTAAAGATTTTAGAGCAGGCAAAATCAGAGAGTTTGCCCAAAAAAATAATATACGTGTAGTAGAGCAAAAAAGCGCTTGACAGATACCCTATAAATTTGATATTATATATATAATGATTAAGTCTATTAAGGAAATTGCAAGCTCTGCAAAAGAGATAGAAAAGCTTCTTAGGATGCTTGTTAAGTATCTTGCATTGCAAGAGCAGCAAAGAATGTCTAGACTAGAAAAATCTTCTAGTTTTAATAAGTTATCCAAAGGGAAAAAATGACAGACTTAAAGTTCAACATGTTAGATCTAGATAAAGCAGAATCTTTTGTAAAAAATACACCGAATGTATGGTGGGAAAACTACGACATTATAATTTGGCAGCCAACAAGTTCTGGTTGGTCGAAGGTTAATGGAAGATTTCACAATAACCAGTGGGGTACTGCTAAACGAGTCGTTGTAAATAGCAACGGGTTATGGAAAGTACCCACAAGTGTCAGATCTACTAGATAAGCTAGGCTTAGATAAAAATAGATTTAGGTGGCAGGATCTGGCTGCTTGTAATGGGTTGCCAACAGATTATTTTTTTGATAAGTATGAAGAAGACGCAATACATGCATCAACGATAGATGCTATGTGTTTATCGTGTCCAGTATTAAAAAATTGTCATAAGGCTGGAATTGATAATTCCGAAGTAGGTGTTTGGGGCGGTATATATTTATCTAATGGTAAAGTAGATCGTTCTAGAAATATGCATAAATCTCAAGAAGACTGGAGATTAATATTGGAAGCTCTTGGTGTATATGACGCTATATAGTGATGATATAGCCAAGGCTATAAGGCAAGTAAAGGTGCCGTATCCAAATTTAAAGATTTCGATTGTAGAATACCCTGGCATGCTAAGTGTCAGAATCTATGAATCGAATTTGTCAGACTTTAGCTCTGCTCAACATATTACAATCATGGAATACTTAAACATGGTTAAAAAACTTGTTGAGACTTTTGGAGTTAAGTGTGATCTAGAGGTTGCGGAGGGCATATGAGTAACGGAGATAAAATATGGATACACTCAGAGAACGTTTATGGAGAAATAGTTTCTTATGGGGCCCATGTATCCAAAGTTAAATATACTAAAGATAAAACATTGTTTGAGACATATATTGAAAACGAAGATTTTGATATAGTCGAAGAAGTACATTATCCAGAATTTTGGGAAGAGGAGAACTAAATGCTTTGCTATTCATGCGGTAAGCAAAAACATAGACTAACACCAATAAAGTCATCGCTATTTGATATTAATTTAATCATGTGTGATGCTTGTATAGAGGGTAAATATGAACCAAGATGGGCAATCATTTTAGGTGGTAGACAATATGGTCCAGATAAAGTTAGAGACTATATAGTAAAAAGAAGATATCATGGAAAAGATATCACGGCAAACGAAATTATTATTTAGATAGAGTGGTGTTGATCTTGTGTATTTCTTTACGCAATTTAACGTTCTCTGCTAGAAGCTTTATGTTCTGCTCTTTAACGTCAGCGATTTCCTTTTGGAGATTTATGTTTTCATCTATAAGATTATCTATTTCACACTTTAACAGATCGTTTGCTTCTTTTATTTCATTCATAGATGACTTAAGTTCTTCCATGACCTTTAGAAGCATTTCAACAGACGTTTCTGCTGCAGAAACTATAGATCCAGTAACCTCAGCATTCTGCTTAGGCCTTCCTAAGAAAAATGCTATGACTGATCCAACTATGCCTAGTAGGGCTACAACAACGGTATCGTTCAAAAGTATTATCTCCAATAAATTAAGTATACATTATTATACCAAAGTTCTTGACCAAACGACAAAAATAATGTATTATAAATATATAGTCAGGGCGGGAGTCTAACATGAATAATGAAGATCTAAGCGTAATATCTGCTCAAGTAGCTCAAAAATTATTTAATAAGCTATTTGATGGTAAAAATCTAGACCTAAATGAAGTAGATAAAAAGATGGCATACTGTGCTTTAGTGACAGATTTTGTTCTAGACACATTCAAGCAAGAAGTCGAGATCGCACTTGGAGAATCTGATGCATCTGTATGAAATAAAAGACAAAATTAATATAGCCAACAAGTCCCTTCTGCATTTTACTGCTGAGTGGTGCCAGCCTTGCAAGAGAATGCTGCCAGCAATAGATATACTTATAAGTGAAAATCCAGACATAGAGTATATCAAAATAGACATTGATGCCGAGCCAGAGATAGCTAAAGAATATAATATATCATCGGTTCCAACATTTATAGCAACTAGTAGCATGCATGTTGTAAGAAAATCTGGTGCCATGCCATTACCAGAGTTAAGAAAAATGTTTAGTGTTCCAGTACAAGAATCTCCAAAAGAGTTTGAATACAATACTGATGGCGGGTATGTTTTAGAAACAGATGCTATGGGTAGAGAGAAGTTTTGGGAAGATCTAGGAAGACCGAATGCTTGAAAAAATAATCATATTTTATTTAATTATAACCGTATGGTGGTACTCATATAGGTTAATCAGGGCCAATAAAATCATTACCCAGCTAAATAATGATAAAAATAAGTACTATGAGGCCTGGAAGAACAACTCAGATATAATCATTAGGGAGAAAAAATGAAGAAAAAGATTATTGGAATAGGCTCAATTTTAAGTATATTGGGTGCAATCTACCTATGGACAATTTTAAAAGGTGTTGCTATACTAGATAATATAGAAGATATATTTGACCACGACGATGAAGACTCCGAGGAATGGGAAGATTTATAAATGGAATATCCTAATTGGTTTGCTAATGTCCAAGACAGCTTTCATAGAAATTTAGGCCCGCTGTCTGGCAAGGAAAATATTAAATTTTTACAGGTAGGTGCTTATACTGGCGACGCATCTTTGTGGATGCTAGAGAATATACTAACTGGTAGTGGTTCTGAGCTTTATGATGTAGACACATGGTCTGGATCCGAGGAAGATATCCATAAGACTTTTGATTGGACCGATGTAGAAAATACATACAACTCCAAGTTAATAGAATTCAATAATGTTGTAAAACTTCGTGGCGATTCTAAAAATATTTTACCAGCGCTTTTAAAAGAAAAGCGTGATTTTTTTGACTTTATATATGTGGATGGTAGCCATAAAATGCTAGATGTTTATGACGATGCCAGATATTCTTGGCCACTTTTAAAGCAGGGTGGACTGATGTCATTCGATGACTATGGCTGGAATGGAATGAATGTAGAGGTGCAAATGGGCGCAGATAGGTTCTTGCATGAAGTTTATGACCAGGCTACTATTATTGAAAGAGGCCTGCAACTTTGGGTGGTTAAACTCTAATGACAACTATAGTTGGAATACAAGGTGACGGTTGGTCTGTTATGGCTGCCGATAGTCAAATTACAGAAGACAATAGCAGAATAATAAGTTCTGCTACACCTAAAATTGTTAGATTTAAAGATATTATGATTGGTCTTCGTGGTGATGCTAGACCAGGAGACATAATTGCCTATGGGTGGAAGCCACCAAAAATTACAGGAGAAATACAGACATGGGTTGTATCTAAAATGATTCCATCTATGATTAGGGCTCTAGATGCTGCAGACTATGACTGGAAACATAAAGAATCAGATTTTAATTTTTTAATATCAGTAAAGGGAGAACTGTTTGATGTTGGTTCTGATTTTTCTATAAGCAGATCTGACGAAGAATTTTATGCTACTGGAAGTGGTGCTGGAATAGCAATGGGATACATCTTTGCCAAGCTTTCTGAGGATGCTGATATGATTGAAGCACAGAGGGTGGCAGAGGCTGCAGTTTTAGCAGCAGCACAATTCGATATCAATACTGGAGGTCCAGTACAAATAGAAGTTTATGAGGAAGAGTAATGAAAAAAAATAATGCAAGAGTTTCTCAACAAAAAGCCAAACGTGCTGCTAGAAACAATAAAAGAAAAAAGTCTATGGCAAAAAGAATAACTCTTCCCAACGGAATGACAGTTCCTGGTAATAGAACGCCTGGTGTAAAAATAACAAGTTTGGACATGCTCCCACAGAACGTTAAAGAGTGGGTTAATGAACAGGGAATAGAATTAGATCTAAAGCCAGAAGAATCCACAGAAGAAGCGCCAGAAAACCAAAGCGTCGAAGAAACAAAGGAATAATGTAGTGTCAACAAATCTTAGTGAGAACGGTCAATCCGTAGACTACTTCTTTTGTCTGCCAGGAAGAGAGTTTTCTGGAGAGTTTTTAATTGCTTGGTCAAATACGCTACTTAATTTAGTGGCTTCTGGAAAAACATTCATGTTTAATAACTTATATAGCCCAATAGTTCAAGAAACTAGAAACATGCTTCTTAATACAATTGGTAGACACAATAG